TATGAATTGAGGAGAAAGCAGATGCGCGCTGTTGCAAAGCAGCATGGAATAGAAGGCGGTTGTACTATGTTGAATCGAGATTTCGATGAATGTGTAACTATGTACAAACAACGCTATGGCTTGGAATGCCGTTAAAAGTATCCCTCTGCCCGTAAGAATGATGGGCATTAAGTTGAACAATTCTGTATGTATATGGTTACCATGTGTTTGTGTTTTTACATGTTATATATAAATGTATAGGCTTTGCATACAAGACACTTCCCTCGTGAAGTACCCCTATTTAGGGGAATGTTTCGTCTACATAAATTAAATGTGTGCCCCACTTGCTTTAGTCTGAGCATGATGGGTGTAAATAAAGAGACTAGTTTAAATAGAATGAATATTAAGATAAACGAGGAGTCAAATGTGACTCAACAACAAAATGTTGGTTTTGCGGATCAAAACCAACAATGGATATATTCGATAGATAATCAGTTAGACGATGTACACCGTACAGCAGATATGGATGATGCAAGTTTGGCTAATTTCTTTTCGAGACCTATTAAGATAGCGACGCTTAATTGGACTGTGGGTGCCACTTTTGGGGTGACAATAAATCCTTGGCAGTTATATTTTGAGGATAGTCGTGTTATTAATAGAATAACAAATTACAATTTATTGCGTTCACGATTGTGTGTGAGAGCGATGATTAATGGTAACGGTTTTCATTATGGGCGTGCCATGTTGTCATATCGGCCTTTACATAATCGCGATAATTTTGTTAAGTGGCGGTTTGGATTAGTACCACAGGATATAATTGGCGCAAGCCAACGGATGCATGTGTGGCTTGATCCGACCAAATCGCAAGGTGGCACTATGTGTTTGCCGTATGTTTTTTATAAAAATACGATGAACATAGTGCAAGAAGATTGGCGGAAAATGGGAGAGATAGATATTGCATCAGTGACGACGTTGCAACATGCTAATGGCGGCACAGATTCAGTCACGATTTCGATATTCGCTTGGGCTGAGGATGTGTCTTTGTCTATACCTACTATTGCCGAGCCTGGTTCCTTAACACCTCAGGGTATTATGGATGGGCAGGACGAGCATGAAGAGGTTAGTTCAGGACCCATATCAGGTCCAGCAGCAGTGGTTGAACGTGTGGCAGGGACTTTGTCAGAAGTTCCTAGACTTAGGCCTTTTGCGTTAGCCACTGAAATGGCTGCAGGAGCCGTTGGCAAAGTGGCTAAAGCTTTTGGCATGTCTCGGCCGGTTGATACGGGGCCGATTTCATCATACAAACCTACATATGCGGGAAATATGGCAAATTCAAATATGCAGGATACATCTACGAAATTAACGTATGATGCTAAGCAGCAATTGACTATTGATCCCGTTGCGTGTGGATTAGGGTTGGATGATGAAATGTCTATAGTCAGCATAGCCAAGAGAGAAAGTTATTTAACGCAATTTTCATGGGCGACAACAGCAATACCGGAGACATTATTGTGGAATTCGTATGTTACACCGTTATTGTTTGCAACATCAGGTGCGGAGCGGCATTACACTCCAATGGCTTGGGCATCTTTGCCATTCAAGCATTGGAGAGGTTCGATAAATTATCGTTTTCAGATAGTTGCGTCGTCCTTTCACAAAGGACGTTTGAAAATTGTTTATGAGCCTTTTTTGGCTGCAGGTGGAGTTACTGAATATAATACACAGTACACACACATAATTGATTTGGCGAAAGAAAGAGATTTTACTGTCACCATAAATTGGGGTCAGGAATATTCCTATTTAGATCGCGGTCAATTTGCAGCAGTGCCGTTTGATACGGCGCCTTTGAGTGCGCCGCGACATGGATATGCAAATGGCATAGTAATGGTGTCCGTCGTTAACGATTTGACTACACCGAGTGCTGAATTGTCAGATGTGTCGGTGTTGGTGTCGGTGTCAGCAACAGATGATTTTGAAGTTGCTAACCCGGATGAAGTGTTGAACAATGTGACATTTTATGTCCCACAGAGTGCTTCAGAACAGACTAAGCAGTATTATGCATATGTATCCACTCAAGCAATAGAGCCACTGTTTGGTGATGAGGGTTTGTATGCAGAGCAGGCAGGCTTGGACAATGCCGATAATGATTTGACATTGGAAGAGAGTGCGCCTGTGCAACAGACAATAGAAGCAGAAATGGCATCCAAGCTGTTAGTGTCCGACAATAC